ATCTCCACATGCCCTCCACATACATACACATGCCCCCCCCACAGAGCACGTGCTGTCACATGCGGGTCACGTGCTCTGCCTGGCTACACACATGCCTTCACATGCAGGCGGATGCAAGCACGAAACGGATGAGGAATCCGAAGCTAATACTAGGACGAACCCGAAGTCGAAACGGCCGTGCCAACACGTGCCTGCACACCCGTGCGGGTACATCCCCCACCCCCACATGCGCCTACATGCAAGAGCCGGCTACCAGGTGTACCATAAAATATATGGTACACCTCTGGTGGCCGGCTTATTCGAACGGCCGTAGGTATGCACATACCTACACTACACATACCTATACGTGTGGGAGGAAACCGAAGCGTGAGTGTTACCTTCAGGTAACACGAACAATGAGGTTTCCTCCCACACATACACACACACGGCACACCACACGGGTGGCATGTAACATGACGGCCGTGTGGTGTGGGCATGTGCGAGCTTGGCGAAGCACGTGCCGTCTATTATATACACAGTATATAATAGACTAAGATACAGATGACATGGGACGACCGGCCGGAGTGCCGGTCGTGGCGAACACCTTCGCCTAAGAGATGTCACCGAGAGGTTATACCCGGAACCCCCCTTGCAAACCCTTTCTCCTTTCTAGACGTTACCCCATCGCACCAACCCTATAAGGCAAGCAGGCAAGAACACCATAACCAGACAGATCCCAGGCAGGTAAACACCGTAGATTCGGCGCGTAATCAAAACAAAAACACTTGGAACAGGGGGAAAGAGCAAGAAAGCCTAAAATTATTTCAGATCCCCCCTCCTAGCATTAATCAGTACGGAAAGACAAAGGAAACGTGGTAAGATAAAAAGCATCAAACCAAAAAGGCAAACCAAAGACACCGAAGGAGTCTCCTAATGAGCAAAAGCGACAACGGGCAGGGGCCATCGACATCTCCCAAGGAAGAGAAGCAGGCCAAAGAGCAGACAGATGAGTCAAAAGAACGGCCGAGCAACAACCCACCTCCTCCAAAAGTACAGAAAGAGAAGTGGTGGAAGGCAGGCGGTAAGGGCCAGGAGAAGAGTCACGAGTGGCAGCAGGGGCAGAGTGCCGAGTATGCTGGGGTGAACCTTCCAGAGCGTAAGCAACAAGACGAAAGCACAATAGACTGGTTAGCCAGGAGTTTAGGTAAGCCTAAGCACGAAGAGTTCGCTGAGATGACCAGGTGGGTGAGCAAAACCGCCCTAGAAGATAACATCACCGAGCATAATCTAAGATGGATAGAAAACGCACGGCCGATCCTGGACAAAATAGACCAGTGGAAAATCAAGAACAGTGATCTGTTACAGATGAAGAGGACCATCCTACTCGTTGTTGCTGCTGATTACATGAACAAGCCCAGGCACAAAGTATTCAAGCTAGACATCACCGCTACCGAGACCAGTTGGAAAAGGTGGATGACCATTCCAAGGATCAGGAGCGTATACGAAGAAATTTACAGCATGATGGAAAGCGAGATCATGGCGCATGAGTTGGCAGAAGTGCGGAAGGCAACCAGGATCACGCGCATAAGTGCAGGACGGGCGGCAGAAGTCAGGACGCAGTTGTTAGAGCATCCAAACCCGTGGGTGCAACTGCAAGCTGCGAGAGACATCATGCAGGGCGCCGACAGGAGCACAGCCGCGAAAGGGCCAGTGAGCGTGACATTAAAAGGCGAGCTGAGCGAAGGGCAAATGGCACAGCTAATGGATCGGGCAACCAAAGAGCTAAACGGCTGGGACGAATTAGGCGCAGCACCAGGCACAGAAAACGGCCGTCCGGTCGTGATCCTAGACCAGACAAAAGTCAGCGACGATCAAGAACTCCCCGTCGAATAGTTGCGCAGTTCGGTTTCATCAGGTATAATCCTTCGTATGCAACAACTAACCTATGGCAGTCTGTTTACAGGCATTGGAGGAATAGATGAAGGATTCGAGCGAGCAGGATTGGAGTGCAAATGGCAAGTAGAAAACGAAAGCTACTGCGTGAAAGTATTAGAGAAGCGATGGCCAGATGTAGAAAGGCATGAAGATGTCAGAAGAGTTGGGATACGAAACCTCGCGGCAGTTGACATTATATGCGGAGGATTTCCTTGCCAGCCACACAGTGTTGCCGGGAAGCGACAAGGCAAGGATGACGACCGCAACCTCTGGCCAGAATATCTCAGGATTATTAAAGAACTCAAGCCCACTTGGGTTATTGGTGAAAACGTGCCTGGGATCATCACGACCTATCTCGCGACAGTATTATCTAACCTGGAGAGTGCGGGTTATGAAGTCGCGACATTTAATCTTCCAGCTTTGGCCTTCGGAGCCGGGCATAGGCGAGAAAGAATCTTCATTGTGGCGCACACCGCAGGCATGGAACGCCAGTCAGGGGCCAAAGAGTGAAGAGAAATACAGGCGAAGCATCGAGACAAACGAAAGCATGATCACCCTGGTGGATCAAGTAAAGCATGTTCCGAGGCTATGGCCTACGCCGGCGGCAAGAGACTGGAGAAGTCCAGGCTATAAAGCAAGCTACCATAAAAGGCGAGAGAAGCGGCAGCAGGCATTAAACGAAGAAGCCGCCTGGGGAGAAAAATCAGAAAAGCAAGGAGGCCAGTTAAATCCAGAATGGGTTGAGTGGCTCATGGGCTTTCCATCCGGGTGGACAGACATCGAGCGAGAAGGAAAGCTAGAATATCAAGCAGAAGAGGACGGAAGTTGGCCAGAAGAGCCAGACATCCCACGAGTAATCGGGCGAATACCGAACAGGGCCGCGAGAATAAAAGCATTAGGCAACGCAGTCGTGCCGGTCGTCGCCGAGTTTATTGGGAGAGCGATCATAAGCGCAAGCGAAGGAGCAGACGAATGAGCAAACAAAACGAGCGAGATCAGTGGGGAGGAAGATTAGTCGGGTACACAGCCAGAAAGAAAGGCGTAAAACTTCAGATCATCGAAGTCGAAGAGATCCGCGCCGACACCTGGAGCAGTCGGCGCAGTAAGAAAAGCAGAGAAATCATAGCCAGAGTCAAAGATCGAGTACGGGCGAAAGCGCATAGACGGCTAGAAAAGTATATCATCGGCGGGATTCTAAGTGACAACAAAATCACAGAGAAGCAGGGCTACATTGGAAGCAGAAGCGGTCCGCGAAGCTGGAGAGTGCAGCTAACCATCAGGTAATTGCTCAGTTCGGTTTCATCAGGTATAATTCATAGACAGTATAACTCCTCCTGAGCAGGGGGAGAAAGGGGAAAGCAAATGAAAAAACAACAGCAACCGGCCTATCAAATAGATGTCTGTCATTATTGTGGTGCCAGCTATCATCCAATGCGGGTATACGTTAAAGAGCCATACCAAGAAAGGGGTAGAGCGAGGATCTACGTCTGCGATCTCAAAATCATCAGGGACGAGTGGGACGAAATCGTTCGAATCGAGCCAGTAACCGAGTGTCATGACAAAGCGACGGCCGAGGGGTGGAGCTATTCCGAAGTATTAACACCGAGGAGGTAAGCGATGAACGAAGCAAAAGCGAAAGCCGCCCTGATAGACGCGCTGCGAGAGATACAGAGTATTCGATATGCACATCAAGCTGCCGTTAAATCATGGATGACAAGTCTAGACAGGCATGAACACACAGCAAAAGCGCAAGATGCAACAATAGCTAACCTGCGTGATGAACTCATCGAAACCAAAAAAGAATTAGCGCACAGCTTAAAATGGGATGAGGCCGAAGCAAAAGCATACGAGCTGCAATATGCCGAGATGAAATCCGCGCATGAAGAGTTAGTAGAAGTCAAAGACGAGCTTCAATCAGCGCGTGATGAGTTTGAAAGCGTAAATATGGCTTTTGCATCTGCGCTAAATCGTCTATGGGAGGACTTGCTGCCAAAAAGCTATGGCGAATGGGACTACCCAAATCAAGCCTATAGATTTATCAAAGAAGAAGTAGAAAAACTTCGCGACGAATTACGCGAACTAAAACAAGCTGTAGACGAAGGAGAACTGTAGTGGATCAACAACACAGTCTCAACGCACATCAATTAATCAACCAGAGCAGCGGCAACGTAGAGTGGTACACGCCGCTGGACATCATCGAAGCCGTTAAGAAAGTATTCGGAGGAGAGATCGATCTAGATCCAGCCACCAGCCTGGAGGCAAACGCGAGGATCGGCGCGAGGCAGGCATATCTAGAGCCAGGCTGCCTAGAAGTACCCATCGAGTTAACCGCCAACAATCCAGCCGTAAGGTTCTACCGGCAGTATCGAGAGCAAGACGGACTGAGCAAAGAGTGGGAAGGGCGAGTCTGGTTAAACCCTCCATTCGGCCAGGCTGAGAGCGCCTGCAAGCTAGATGCAGACGGCAACTTCCGTTGTTACAAGAAAAAGTGTCAGAAGCGAGACTATCACATCGTACAAGATCGGCCGGGCATGATAGATTGGGCTGAGAAGATGGAACGAGAATATCTAATAGGGCGGGTTAAAGAAGGGCTGATGATCACCTTCGCGAGTGAGAGCACCGTATGGGGGAAAGTCCTATGCAGATATCCCAGGTGGAAACCAGATCAGCGAATCAACTACATTGAGGCTGGGACAGACAAGCCAGCCAACGGCGTGAGCAAAGAGAGCATGGTCACGTATTTCGGGCCTGCAGTAGACAAATTTGCCAGCATCTTCATAGCGCGATTAGGCGGAAGCGTGGATATACCGTGGCGAGCAGAGAAGAGGAGCGAATGAGCTATATGAGTTATACAACAATCATAAACATCTGGCCTGGAGAGAAAATCGAAGAAGGAACAGAGCTAAGAAACTCCCATGGAGCCGCGCCAATCGTATGGAACGCGATGAACAAACGGTATCTTCATGGAAGAGATCACGGCTGGTTAAGCAGCGACATGAGAAACATATGGGATCTATGGGGAATCACAGCAGTACCGCTGCATCAGAGAGCCGTTATGGGCATGACCTTTGATCACGTCATCGTACTGCGGGAAGATTACGGCCGGGCCGCGAAAGACATCCGACAGTTTCTAAAAGACTTTCCAGAAACATATACAGGCGTAAATCATTGGCCTGTCATAGCAGAGATGTACGAGGGAAACCCGGACGTGCCGGCCATCGGCATCTGGCAGACCAGCATAAGCGAGAACCCATACGAAGGGGAATGGGACGAGAAAGAAGAAAAAGAAGGCGAACCGCAGTGGGAGCTATTCTGGAGTTTATACGAGCATTTAGGACAGGAGAGCAAGGAGGCAATGACCGAATGAGCGACACAAGAGAATGGAAAAGATTCATCCTCACAAAACTAGAGAAAGAAATTGAGGCCAGCAAAGACAAAGCGAAATCTTCCCGGAAAGCAGGAGATCGTGCGAGTGCCATCTTCAACGAAGGACGGATAGCTGGATTGATCACAGCGGCCAGGCATATAGAGGGAAAACTATGAGCGAAAGCAGCAAGTTAGCAAGCGGCGCCATGAAAATCGAGTTAAGCCAATACGATATGGCGCAAGCAATAGAATATTGGTTAAACAAGCAAATATTAAAGCTAGAAGTAAGCGTCACAATGCTAACAAGGGAAAAGCAAAGCGTAAGTAGTAGTGCGACGTTCAGTGTAATCTTCGTCGAAAAGGAAGTGGAGCAGTAAATGAACGATAAATACGGAGCAATCCACAACGACAAGCCCAGGTTCCGAGCAATTCGGGAGTGGGGAAACAACTGGACCCTCTTAGATTTCAAGACCGGCATCCGAGTAATCGAAAAGAGTGGCAATCGGGCAGAAGTAGAAGATAGCGCCGAGAAACTAAACAAGATAGCGGGAGATGAAGTAGTAGAAAAAGCGGAGATGCAGGCGATCATCAGGAGAGAATAGAGTTGCCTTATCCGTACACTGTGGTACACTTGGTTTAATAACAAAAACGCCCCGGCACGTTGCTGAGACAACGAGACGGAGCTAACCCAAGAGCTAGTGCAAGTAGCAGAGGGGCTAAGCGAATAATAGCCTTTTAACTCCTTCCTAGCAATGGGAAGGAGTTTTTTTATGTATTGATCAAATAACATTCAAGGTTCGGACAGGAACGGTTTGGAGAGGACAGGACTGGAAAGGCAGAGACAGGACGGGCGAGGACTGGCAAGGATTAAACATAAGCGAAGGAGAGATATGGATAGAGGAAAGGAATACGCGAGGTACATCGCGTCGGCAGCGTGGAACAGGAAGCGCGAAGAGCGTCGGGCAATTGATAAGAGCCGGTGCAGGACGTGCGGAGTCAGCGAAAACCTTCAGTGTCATCATGTGACATATAAGCGATTCGGTGATGAAGATGTAGAGAGAGATTTAATAACGTTATGTGCTGAATGTCATTTCGTAATAACAGGAGTCATACGGAATCGCAGATACAGCAAAAAAAAACATCAGGTTAAGCCAACAAAGGCAAAGGAAATGAGTTATGTTGCAAGAAAAAAGTTACCAACTAAAGTCAGTTTGTCCATTATTGATGCACAACGGGCAGTTAGCAGATCCGCTGAACGATTTCACTATCGCTATGAAAGCAGTAAGCGGGAAACGAAACAAAACGCCGGCTGATCATCAAGAGATGGGGCGGATTGAATTCTTAGGCGGGTTGTACATGGGCCAGAATGGGAAAGGCATTGCGCCGGTAATCCCTCCACAGAACATACGGGGGATGCTCATTCGGGCTGCGCGGAAACGGAAAGAAGGCAAGCTTGCAGAGTCAGGGCTTTTCATTATGGACAACACCTTCCTGGAGTACGAAGGTCCGACAGATCCAGACGAGATGTGGGAAGATGGCAGATTCACAGATCGTCGTATGGTTGTAGTAAGTCGAAGTCGGATTGCCAGGACACGGCCGGTGTTTGACGAGTGGGAAGCGACCGTTGATGTGACCTACGATGACGAGATCATCAGCGAGAGCATGTTAGACGAGTGGTTCCAGATCGCGGGGCATATCATCGGGCAGGGAGACAATCGACCGCAGAACGGACGGTTTGAAGTAGTATAGAGATTCAGGATCGGGCTTGGAAAGGCGCGGAGAGAAAGGATTTGGTTTGGAGGGCCGCCGTGTGGAGTGGATAGGCGGGACCGGGCAGGGAACGAAGGAGGAGAGTAAAGTCTCCTCCTTCGAGAGATTCAAGGTCAGCACGGGAAAGACGCGGCGATGTCGGGCAGGGCGAGCATGGGACAGGTGCGGCAGGGGAAAGTTTTAGGGCCTGATGTGGTGAGGACGGGACCGGCAGAGCGCGGAAAGGTCGGGCAGGAAGCGGCGCGGCGAGAACTGGCAGGGGTAAAAATCAAGGTGGGGTATGGCTAGAACTGGCAAGGACGGGAGAGGAAAGGTTCGGACCGGATCGGTATGGCAAGGAAAAGAATCAAGGTTTGGAAAGGCGGGGACAGGCATTGCAAGGACAGGACAGGACGGGATTGGTCCGGACCGGAAAGGATTGGCAAGGATTAGATTCAAGGATGGGTAGGAAAGGGACCGGCGGGGAAAGGTCAGCACCGGAATGAAGAGGACAGGACTGGCACGGCAAGGATTTATAATATTAGCAAAGGAGAGTAACATGGCACAACAGAAATTGCAGGCATTAGAAGAACTAGGAACAGTGTTGGATCTGGAGAGTTGGAATTGGTTATTGATGCAGCATCCTCCCATAGCGGGAGCATTGGAAGCGGCAATCGCGGCCGGGGCCAACATAGAAGATGTGAAGATGTTAGCCTGGTCTAGAACACAACGGCCGGAGATCGTTCAAAGAATCGTGAACGCTGCCAGGTGGTTGGAGGCGCAGGAAGAAGAATAAGATTCGTGGTTTGGCAAGTAGAGATGAGCTATGGTAGGAAGGGAAACGGAACGGTCGGGACTGGAGAGGCAAGGATCAGATTCAGGACTGGACCCGGCAGGGATCGGATGGGTGCGGTATGGACTGGCAAGGACGGACTGGAACGGGCAAGGGACAGATTCAAGGCACGGCAAGCTAAGGCCAGGAGAGAAGAGGATTGGCTGTGTCAGGAGAGGCTAGGTTCGGCAGGGAAATATTAAATCCTAGCGAAAAACACAAATATGGTATACTCGTTTTGTCATGCAAGGCGAAGATACAAAAGAGATCGAGACCGAGATCCCCTCCCAAGACCAGGAAACAATAGCCGGTGAGCCTGAAAACTCACCGGCCAAAGATCCCACCGTAGACTCGGCGCGACACACACAGCCAATCATCTCCCCAGAAAAAGACAATAATGCAATAGAGTTAGCCAAATGCAGCATGTCGCCCGGCTATTTCATCGATCAATACTGCGAGATCGACGATCCGAATCGTGGCGGAACCGCATGGTATCCATTTAATCTTTGGCCGGCGCAGAGAGAGGCCGTAAAGATCATAAAAGAGAACAATAAAGTAATCGTTTTGAAAGCGAGGCAGCTTGGTATCTCATGGCTGACAATCGCATATGCGCTATGGTTAATGGTCGTAAAACCAGGTAGCATGATCCTCCTTTTCAGCAAGAACGGAGAAGATTCCAGAGAACTTGCCAGGAGATTATCAGGGATGTGGGAGCGACTACCGGACTGGCTACGACCAGAAGCAGACAAGGTATTAGAGCAACAGTTAATCCTCAAAAACGGCAGTCGCGCAAAATCCTTCATGACCACCAAGCACAGCGGTCGGTCATTTACAGCAACACTAGTAATCGTTGATGAAGCAGCATTCATTCCATTCCTGAGCCAGCTCCTAAACGCGGCCGAAGAAACAGCAGACGCCGGTGGACAACTCGTAATAGTTTCAACGAACGATAAAGAAAAACCAAACAACGGTTTTGCAGAATTATATCGAAGGTCCGTAAAAAGAGAGAGCGATTACATCTCAATATTCTTACCGTGGTATGCACGGCCGAGTCGTGATGAAGCGTGGTACAAACACAAGCAGAAAACCAAACTTATAGATTCATTATGGCAGGAATATCCATCCATCCCCGCCGAGGCATTAGCAGGACTCAGCGCCAACAAGCGATTCTTACCGAGCTGGATCAAAGCAGCCACCAGAGAGAACGAGCCATTAAGCATGATGGGCCGGGCTGGATTACCAAGGATACCGGGGATCACCTACTATCAGCAGGTTATGTTAGGACGGCCGTACCTCGTCACAGCAGATCCAGCGGAAGGTGACACCGTTAATGATCCAAGCGCATTAGCAATATGGGATATGTTACTGTTCGAGGAAGTCGCGTATGCTGAGGGGGCATGGGAGCCAAGCACAATAGCAGGATATATCTATCGCCTCGCGCAATCATTCAACCAGGCGACCATCTGCGTTGAAAGAAACAACCATGGTCATGCCGTTCAGTTAGCATTAAGAGAGCTGTATGACTATAAGTGGTTATACAAGAATCCATTTGATAACAAGCCCGGCTGGTTAACCACAGCCAGGACCAAGACAATCGCAATGGATAAACTCGCTGAATTAATGGAAATCGGAGAGATCGGCATACACAGCCCCATCATATTAGCGCAGCTCGCTAACATAGACGCCAGTACACAGGAAGCACCAGAAGGCGATCATGACGATGCTGCAATGACAGCCGTACTAGCCGCTGCCGCATTAACCTGGACCAGCAAACAAAGACGACAGAAGCGGCGAAGATTAGTCAGCATCAGCATATAGGAGTAGGACATGGCACGGCCGGAACTAGAAGTAGAAGATTTAGAAGAAAAAATACCCCTCATAAACGAAAGCAACAGATTATATAGCATAGGAGATCATTGGCAGGCTGGAGCTGGGTATACAGGGCCGCGATTACCATCCGATCATCCACAGTACAGCCAGTGGATAGCAGAGATGGAAAGGATCTTCGTCAGCGAAGATGTCCTGAACGAGATTCGGAAACGAGAGCGATGGGCCTTAACAGGGAAAGCATGGACATGGGAACTGCACGACGCCGAGAACAAACCTCTTCCAGAAACAGAAGCATTAGAACTAAAACAAATTGTTGAGCATTGGATGGAAGAAAAGCAAGTCGTCAGCACCGTAGCTGATGCAATCGAAGCTAGTGGATGGGCCGGCGATGAAGGGCAAGACGGCCGTGGAGTCTTACGGTTCTACATACCCGAGCAGCGATTAGAAACAGGCGGAACCATCGAGGCAGAAGATTTAGGCGCCGCCATGAGCCTAATCGAACTAGAATCACCAGATTCAGGCACTGCAGTCGTATTCGAAGATGCAGACTCCGCATACGAGAAAACCGGATTCATCTCCTGGACAGAAGAACTCGCAGGCGACGAATTTGATCGCGCCGAACTCGTTTATATAGATGAGCAAGGAAACACCGTACTAGAAAGTTTGATCGACAGCGAAAACGTCAGCAAAGGAGTCGTAGAGATTCCTCTATTGGGGCGGCTGACCATGTATCAACTAGAACGGCCGTTATTAATGACCAACAGCCAGAGAAGCCAGCAGAGATTCCTAAACCACGTATATACCGCATTTCAAGCAGCAATCATGGGCGCCGCCTGGCCAGAGGACTTCTTCTTCGGGTTACTGCCGCCAGGCCATTGGGAAGAAGCAGAAAACGGCAAAGAAACCTTCGTTCCCGATCCCATGATCCGAGGAGCCGGTCGCAGTCACTTCCTACAGCCGTCCATGGTTATAGATGATAACGACGTAGAAAAAGCTGCCATGAGTGGCGGCTTTACCAGAACGCAGCCCGTTTCCCCCAACCTATTCACAGAAGCCAGGAAAGAACTACGGAACAGCATGATCGCCTCAGCCTTTCAAGAGTATACATTGCTAACCGGCTTGGCCCAGGCCAGCGGCGAAAAACTACAACTGGCAAAAGGAGACTTTGAAGCCAGCGCCACAGACATGGCAAACGAGACGCGGCTGATGGTGCGATGGGTAATCGAAACCGTTTTATTAATGGGTCAGTTTATATTAAGCAACAGCGCCGAGCCAACCCCCTACCGAGCATTAGTCGAAGTAAGAATTGACACAGGCGTTGTTACCACCGAGCAAAAACTACTGTTGAGCCAGCTCAGAACAGATCGATTCATCAGTCATGAAACCGCACTAGCCGAAGCAGGCTACAGCCAACCGACTGCCGAGATCCTCAAAATCATACAAGCCATGGAAAACGCAGAATTGAACGTTGATGGAGCCACCTCGCAAGGCATGGTAGACGCGACCGGAGGAGAAGAAGGAACGCAATTAAGAACCGAGAAAAACAAAGTAGAGACGCCAACAGCAAAGAACACAACCACATAAAACAATAGAACGCTTGATTTTAGGCAGATCATGGATTATATTAAATAGCAGAACCAAAAAACCAAATAGGGGATATATATGCGATTAATGCACGGATTATACCGTTCGCCAGACGATAATGGCGGTTCAGGCGGTCAAACGACACAAACGACGAGTCAAACGACACAAACGACAGGTGGATCGGGAGATGACGATGCGGCAAGAGCAGCCGATCTGAAAAGCCAGTTAGCCAGACACAACGGCGACGCCATGCGCCTCGTCGAGAAATTACATGAGCGAACCTATAATCTAAGACAACGAGCGCAAGCCGCAGAAGCACTCGTACCAGAAGAAGGAAGCCTCGTACTCAGCTCCGCAGACGCCAAGACCTACAAGCAGTATAAAGACTTGGGAACCGTCGTAGAGATCGGAGACAGAGGAACCAAACTCCTACAGCTAGAAAAATACCAGATGGTCAGCGAAGCGGCAGCAGTCGCACAAATGAACCCGAAGGTATTATCAAAGCTCCTGCCGAACGGAGCGAAACTAGAAATAGGCGAAGCCTCAGATGATGACGGCAAGACGAAGAAAGTCGTCAACGTAGTCGAAGGTAATGACAAAACCGGCCTTGATACCTATGCCGAGAAAAACTGGACCGACTTCCTCCCTGCGCTGAAAGCAGCGGGAGACATCGAAACCGGCCAAACTTGGATACAGCAACAAGGCAGCACAACCGGCGATGCTGGTAACGGGATGAGTCCATTACTAAAGGCGAAGCTAGAACAAGCGAAGAAACGAAGCGAACCGCAAACGTCTAGCTAAGATATATTATATGATGAGGTAAACAAATGGCACGAGTAGTAACGCATGACGATGCCCTTCCGTTTGTAGCCCAGCCTAATTCGCTATTGTACGATATGGGCCGGGATATAGATTGGGATGAGACATCAAGTGCAACATTAGTAGCGGCAGGGACACCAATGTCCCTACTGGCTAGTGGCAAAATGTGTCCCAGGCTCACACGGCCGGGAGCAGAGGTTGCTTATGGCATCCTAGTCGCTAGTGCAGACAAGAACGATAAATCAGGATTGCCCGGGCATGGACTAATCATCGGGGGCGTGTTGTTCGACAACCTGACCCCAGAATTCGAAGATGCAGCTTGGGCGACCATAGTCACAGAATTAGGCGCCGCATTTATATGGCTCACCTATTCTGATGACAGGCTAGTATAGGCAAAGGGAGGATAAAGGAAATAACCAATGAATCTTAACTTTGCTGATGCTTTGAAAGAACTTGGGGCCGATGCTTCATTCCTATTCGCCAATGAAGTACGACCGCCAGCCTGGTATCTATTCAATCAGTATTTACCAGAAATGAACGAGCCTGGCTATAACGTAGAAAACGGTTCAATGACCGTTCGCTCCGCGATGGCCGGCTTAGCAGGAACCGACTCTCCCTACCCCCCGACCGGGATCACAGAGGTGAGTACCTTCATGGAAGAAGTTAGCAAACTCGCTAACTACGTCGTTCTTCCAGAACGTGCGATCCGACGTATGCAAGCCCTCTTGCGAGGAATGGGACAGAACGATTCAATCGACTTCATCCAAAACGAAGCCCTTAACTTCCTGGATAAAGTAATCGTGCAGGCGCATATTGATGCGTTTGAATGGTTGCGAGCGCAAGCCATCACCAGTGGCGCGATCTCCTGGAGTTTCAACGACATGGAAATTGCCGTTGATTACGGCATTCCCGCTGCCAACATTCTCACCACCCGAACAGGGACGGCCGCGTGGGATAGTACAGCATCCGGGTTCTGGGCAGACATTGCCGAATTGCAGCGAGTGTTGCACTACAATGTCAACGATTTCATCGTTCACCCGAACACCCTGACCAAAATCATCGACAACGACGTGAACAGCATTGAGCTGGTCAACTTCACCGACATGGCAAACGGAACACAGGAATACACCTTCACGCGGCTGATCGGGACAACCGAACGTCTTGATTCTGACATGCGCCGAACCATTCGTATCAAAGCGTATGGCCTGGAAGCAGAAGTTATGAATCCTGCCGGTCCAGATTCAACCCAGCTGTTACCGTTTATGCCAGAAGGAAAGATCGTCGCCATAGCAAATGCTGGGCGAACCGGCTATCGCGTTGGCGAAGGGTCAGTTGATGATCCATACAAGAGCATGGCTCTTGGCTACACCCACATCGGTCCTACCGTCGAAGGCGGCGGCGCACCTGGTCGTTGGGCGCAGTTATTCACACCTGAAGCAATGCCTATGCAATTGCACGGCCGTGCCGTGACCAATGGCCTTCCAGTCATCGAAGTGCCGGAAAAGATTGCAATCGCTTCTAGCGACTTAACGTAGGTTTTCGAGCAGACGTTCCCGCGATCGGAACAAACGTCGCGACAGATTTAGGGTGCAGAAGTTGCCTATCCCGCAAGCTCCTGCACCCTAAGTTTAAAGGTGTGAAACAATGGAAACAAGATACAGAAAACTTGGCAGCAAGTATGTCGATTGGTACGGCCGTCCTGCCACAAAAGAGCAGTACGTAATATCTCATTCTGAGATACAGTCCCAAGAACCGCTGCCAATGCCAGAAGTCGATCTGCAAGAAGAGCCAGAGGGATATCCCATTCCATCAGACAAACTTACTGGAACACGTGTTCCACATAGCGCCGCAATTGAAAAGAATGGGATCACTACGATCTCGCAGCTTCCCAAATCCATCAAAGGATTAAAAGCGTTAAACGGCATCGGCGTAAAGTCTGCCATAGACATTGCCTATTGGCTAGAAGAAACCAGAGGAATAAACGTGGCTGGGTATCCGCTAGTACATGCCGTATCGGAAGAAGAGTAGGTGATTTATGGCAAACCTCTTTGAATCAGTCCAGTTCGAGATAGGAGATAGCGTCGAAGAGAACGGAATCATGCCCGGTAACATTCCGGTTACCGAGAAGCAGTTTCAATATGCTTGTTCGGCAGAGCATGTTACAGAGCAGGCGACTCCTTCTCAAAGAGAAATCGGGCGCGTTTCTGCAAAGCTCCTTGAAATGGCCTCAGTTGCATGGGCATCTAAGCCGCTTGAAACCGAGCTTGGGCCAGCAACAGAAGTCAACAACTCCAGCATCATGCTAAGTCGCAAAGCGTCGAAGCTAAGGGCCATATGGGGATACGGCGATGAAGAACGAGGTGATGAGATCAAATCCAGGCCAGCAGCTACCTACGCCGCAGTCGGTATGTATCCGTCATTGCCAGGTATAAACTAGTGTCCTACGAGCATCTAATGGTCACACATTGTGCCGTTATGGATGTCGATCAGGCAGGCGGAGCTTCTACGGAAGTGATTAGCGATCTGCGCTGTTCTAATCCGTTCCCCTACATCTTTCGTCAAACTCGTGGAGAAACTGCCTACGACTTTCATCCAATTCAAATATTGACCGAAGTTCCAACAGAAACGATCAAGGAAAACATGCGAATGGTATTTGCTACCGGAGAGGATTATCGTATTCACAGCGTCAACAAATGGCCTATGACCAACTCCGAGTTCCTTGAAATAGTTTTACAAGGAGACGGCAATGCTTAGATGGTATGCGAATCCTAACCTTGATGTCTTTGCAGCTCAAATCCAAAAAGAATCCGCTAGACTGCGCTCCCTCAAGGAAATAACAAAGCCGGGCAGGAATAATATTGCTTCACAAATAGCATGGTTCTTGGGCCGGCAATATTTGGAGATAGCACGGGGCATGGCGCCAGAAGATACCGGATTGCTCAAGCAGTCTCATAGAGTAGGACAACCAGAATTCTCAAGTACAACCGATGGCATCAAAGCCTCTGTAATCATTGACATCGATCCAAATACAATCGAGAACGTCAGATGGGGTGGTTATCCAGTTGATTACGGGGCAGACTATCACCAAGATCGCCTGCAGTGGTTCGATCATGCGGCAGCAGCAATGGACCCACTGATAGATAGATTAGCTGATGATATGTTTCACGCATACGTCGAAAGATTGTGGGATCGCTAATGTTGATCAAAGAAATTCGTAAAGAGATCGCAAGAGTCCTTGCGGCAGATACAGACCTTGGCGAAACAATGCAGGTCCATATCTACGATTCCTCTCAACTGCCTGGCAAGTATAACAGGGAACTTTGCGTCTACTCCGCTGGCTCCTCTCCAACCCAATACCCCGTAATCGGAAAATCATCAGGTGCGCCAGTCTATCAATATGTGCTCTATTGGATTGTCAAATTCGACAGTGGTCAGTTAGCCGCAATGGAAGATGTCTGCGACGATGTTGAAAATGCAGTTTACCGTATTCTTGGAGAAGAAAACTATCGCAACTCCTTGTGGAGAAAGATAGTATTCCCGAACTTTAGTTTACGGCCGTTAGCGCCAGGTGGCGTCAATAACGCGCACCCGGGCAGAGTTTTAGTAAGGATCATTACATGACAAAAAAGAAAACGACCAAAGAGCCGCAGAGGCAGTACGTTATCCTTCAGCCAGTTCTATATAAGGCCATGATACCGGATGAGTTTGAACTTATTCAACCAGCGGCCGATCCTTATGCTGATGACGCCCCGCGCCGGCCGTTTGAACATTTAGGGAAAACAGATATAAACCGTCTACTCATGCGAAACATTATCGCAGAAGAACCGCCTACAAAGGCTACGACAGGAGATAAATAATGGCCATAACAACTCAACTATATATTCCAGATCGCGGATCGGTCACAATCAATGCGGCCGAAGAAAACGGCAGCGTCAAAACGCTTTCGTACAATGTTCCGCGTAAAAGCGAAAGAATCGTAAACAGTCTAGGCGGAAGCAAAACCGAGACACAAGCCCGCGCAAAGGCTGGAAACTATGAAGTCGCCATGTCCGTTTTGGATGACCGATCGTTAGATGAAACCCTTGGAGTTTCGGGCCTTTTGGCGACACTTTGGGAAGCATACGAAACAAATATCGAACTTGAAGATATGCTCGTCGTTCCAGCAGGCAGCACAACGGGCATGACCGGCTACACATTCGGCGGGAGCATACACGTCGTTTCCTGTCCTCCTCATGCGGATATGGATGCAGACACCGAAGAAGAGGGTGTCGCAGATGTCATTGTCGTGACAGAAACAATCACGCCTGCCGCAATTGCCTAGTTCCGAAACGGCTTTAGCATCAATCAAAAAGGAAACAAATCATGGCGATAACCACACAACTATACATACCCGACCGAGGATCAGTAAAAATCAACGGGACAGAACAAAACGGAAGCGTCAAAACGCTCTCCTACAACGTTCCACGTAAAAGCGAAAGAATCGTAAATAGTCTAGGGGGAACCAAGACCGAAACCCAATCCCGCGCAAAGGCTGGAAACTACGAAGTAGCCATGTCCGTCCTGGATGATCGTTCCCTTCTAGAGTCGGCCGCAGCAACAGGATTGCTTAAATCCCTGTGGGAAGCCTACGAGAACAACGTTGAGCTAACCTCAATGGTTGTCATTCCAGCCGGTGTAGCAATAGGCATGACCGGCTACACATTCGGCGGAAGTATACACGTCGTTTCTTGTCCTCCTCATGCCGACATGGATGCAGACACCGAAGAAGAAGGTATCGCAGATGTCATTGTCGTGACAGAAACAGTCACGCCTGCCGCAGTAGCATAGCCGCGAATAGGCTACCAATAACGTATATCGTGAATATAAAGGGGAAATAGATGGCGAACAAGCCGAAAGTTGTTAAAGCTTTTGTAAACGAACAAACAGTGGACATAGAAGCGGCGGGAATGAAAGGAACAGTCACCATTCCAGTTATGATGACGGATAGTGATCTGGCAACCTATCTTTCTCTCACAGAGAAAAATGTCGAGCTAATCAATAATTGGAAAGAGGATCAACCTCCTCTTCTAAGAGTGAACCTTGCATGGACTGCAAGAAAGCATTTAGTACGTGCAATAGACTTCCCAGGTGCAGCAATCGACAATTTCAGAAATGGAGACAAGCCGTTTCCAGTCCTTGTTCACGTAATTACGCCATTATTAGATCCTTTAATTGACGATGCGTTAAATCTCCCAAAGTCATGAAGCTCGTCTGGAATTGGGCAAAAGCAAAGAAAGGAACTAAACCACCCCTACATCCCATCCTTTCAATGTCCAATTGGCTGTATGACGCACAGGCGAGCCAAGCAGCAGGAAGGTACATTTTTCGCTTACCCTATCCAGGAGGCGATTGGATAGCCGAAAAAAAGAGAAACAGCTACCTACTGTATCTAATGGATATAGCTAAACAGGTAGCCGTTTTAGCATATAAGACAAGTACAGGTGAGAAATTAACCAAAGAAGAAGAGAAGCTTCTTAATCAAGTAGCCGAACATCTTTAGGAACCAGCATGTCAAGAAAAATAGAAACAGAAGTTGGCGTAACAGCAAGCGCAAAAGGAATAAACGAGGCAGCGGCCGCAGTTGATAAACTTCTTGCTCAAATGCTGGATCTTAATAAAGGTCAAAAGGATACAGCAACTTCCTCAATTAAACTCACGAAAGCCATACGCGGTCTTGATAACGCAACCGATCCAGCCGCAGAAGAACTCATGGTTCTTAATAAGGATCTGGATCGTCTTGGCGCCAACATGCAGAAAGTGGCGCAAGAAACAAAAGAATATGCTACCGCCGTAAAAGCTATGGACGGCGCGACTGATGATCAGATAAGAGATGCTGATCGTCTCGCTGAGATCACGCAAGAACAGGCAGACATTCAATCAAGATTAAACAGAGAGGTTCACGAAAGCACTCAGAAATCCGAAGCTGCAACCGCAGCAACAAAACAACATGCCGTTGCAGAAGAAAGATTAACACTCTCCCTTGAAGAAGGATACGTTGCGCAGAAAGCCTCCACCGATGCAAACCAACAGCATGAAACAGAATTAAAGCGAATGACTATCGCGCAAGACGCCAATTATCTTGCTGTCAAATCAACCGCAGATGCCAATCTCCGCTATAAAACATCCATGAAGGAAATGGCTCTGCAATCTCAAAAACAGTATGTAGCACAAAAATCATTGGTCCAAGTCAACCAGCAAATGACTAATGAACAGCGGCGCCTTAAAATAGGATCGAGCGAAGTCGTTGTTGCTTTGAGAGCACAAGAAGCTGAAACACACCGGCTTGCTCGTGCTGAAATAAGAGCCAAGACAGAAACCCGATTATTCGGTATCGAAACACAGAAATTAAAAGAATCGCTTGTTACAGCCGTTGCCGCTGGTGGCGTAGCTGGTATCGTTTTCAAGGGTTTGCAGATAATTGGTGATGGTTTTAGACGAGCAGGAGAAGCGGCAAAAGAGTTCCAGCGCCAGGCCACAGAAACATTCTCCTCAGTAGAAGAAGAAGTCGCCAGAAGCAAAGCCCAAATCCCTGAACTAGTTCAAAGTCAAGAAGAGCTTTATAGCGCAACCGTTCGTGCTGCCCGAGAGATAGGACGTGGGCCGTTAGAAACACAAACCGCATTGCGTAAAGCAATGAACCTTGGTCTTGATTACAACGACGCCATGCAAGCGGTAGAGGTATCAACAAAGGCTGCACGAGTTGCCAATGCGGATATGACAGAAACGCTTATCACAGGCATGAGTACGGTCAATGCGTACGGCCGTGGTATGTATGACATCAATGCAGTCCTGGACCAGTATGCTTACCTCGTCCAAAATTCCAATCTTGAAACACAAGACTTGATCAGCGGCATGGCAAAGATTATCTCCCCGGCAGCAGAGGCGGGAGTAAGCCTGGAGGAAGTCACAGCCGCTATGGTCGTCATGAATCGCCAGGGTGATGACTTCCAAGAAATTGGCGATCTGCTAGGCAATATGCTCACGCAGTTAGCAGTCAGAGGGACCACAGCCGGCAGAGCTTTTGAAGCAGCGGCAGGTATGGGATTCCGAGAATTTACGGCCGCTGGTGGAACATTAATAGAAGGCTTGATATTACTTGAAGATCATGCCGATGATACAGAGCAGTCAATAAGCGAACTAGTCCAGGGCAACAGCAAATTCTACCGTGATATGTTAGCCGGTCGTGGTGTCCTCGAATTAACAGGACGGCATACAGCAGAATTAGCAGAGGCATACGAAGGCGCCCTTCTCGCACAAGGAACATTAGCTGATCAAACAGCGCAATTTACAGGAACATTGTATCTTGCAACAGAGGAAATGAACGCGGCAAAGGAAGCTGCGTGGGCAACAGAAGGATCTCTTACACAAGGATTAGCTAGGGGATTCACAAATGCAAAAACAACTCTCTACGATTTAATCAACACCCTTTCAACCGCAGCAGTTTCATACAAAGACTTGAACTCCGCATTTAATGAAGCAACTACTATCTATGGTGGAGATTTTGTAGAAATAGAGAACTTCATAGTTTCAATAATAGACAAATCTGGGACAGACCTAGAAATTCAGCATGAAATTAATAAAACCAGAGCTGCCACAGCAGAAATAATAAGAGAAAACGTCGATATATCAAAAGAAGAATTAGAAATAGCAATCCAAAATTATTATTGGCAGCAACTTGCTTTAGAAGGAGCAAAACAAGAAAAGAATATCTATCAAGACATGGCCGACATAGATCGGATAAAAGAGTTTGATAGAATGACAGAGGCTCAAAGAGAAGCCTATGAACTTCAAAAGGCACAGGCCGACGAAGCCGAAAGAATAGAAAAGGCAGAGGCAGCCGCATTATTAACCGCAGAACAAAAAGCCAAGTGGGAACAGATCATAGCAGAAAGGCTTGCAGAACAATACGCTATATTGGTGTCTGCTTATGACGCTAGTAAATCCTACATAGATAACATCAGCGGTCTCCAAGTCGATTTAGGATTAGCCACAGATCCAGAGGAAATAGAACAGCTTAAAGAGCAATTAAAAGAAGCTGGAGAATCAATTGATACTTATTATCGACAAGCTCTAATAGATTCAATTGTCGCTAATGGCGATTTCAGTGAAAGTACAATCGACCTTAAAGTGAAACTTGGTCTGCTCACAAAAGAGGCCGGCGAGCTGCAAAAAGAATTCTTAGGTATAAAAACAGAGATCGATTTACTTGGGCAGTCGGAAGGATTTAATGATCTCAATCTTGAACAACAAGCATTAGCCGCTGAAAGAGTTGCAGCAGGTCTTATGACAGCCAAAGAAGCAGTTGAGCAATTCGATCCATCTAATTGGCGAGAAGGTGTTGCTCCTGGAATCGTAAGATCAGAAGAGGGGTTCCGGGATGCGATTGTGAATGTTCGCATACCAGAAGCAGATGAAGCAAAGCTTACCGCGATGGAAGAACAGCTAACACTTATCACCACAAGCAAATGGGAAACGTGGGTATATGCCAATATAGATCCAGCCGAAATCGAGCTTGATGCACTTGAGCTACATTTGTCTAATGTTGTTTATGATCGACACATGACCATCTACGTCGATTATCAAACATCAGGAGGTCCGAATCCTGACAAGTTGCCACCCGAATTCGCAACTGGTGGATCTATGATCGTGCCACCTGGCTATAACAACGATGACTTCCTAATCGGAGTGTCAAGTGGCGAGTATGTTAATGTCACAACTGCAGGACAATCGCCAGGAGGAGGAGGGGGAATAAACATAGAAGTTATCAATCAGTTTGCTACGGGTGTACACAACCCAGGCGAGGTTGCATCTGCGTCTCAAGATGGATTATACTCAGCGTTAGAGAAAGCAGGTTTGATATGACAACCTATCTAGTTCCCGCGACTTTTAACAGCGTTGATATAAGAGGGCAAAACCAGCCAAGTGGGATTGATACCCAGGCGTTTGAGCTTCCAGTTCCAATCGTTCAGTCTGGAATAATCCCCGCTGCTGGGGGATCTCTCTTTGATTTCAATTATGGTGACGGCGCCAAGCTAATCCCACGGCCGTTCTCCCTTGTCATGACCGTTTATGCCGTAGATGAATTTACCTTTAATACTGTGTTCAACAGTTTCTTTGGCCTTCCTCCAGCCGGATTCTATGGATTAACAGCAACGTTTACCGCTAAAATTCATGGCAGTATTGATTATCTGAGCTGTCAGGTTGAACTAGAGAGTTATTCCTTTACCCAAGATGTTCGTTGGTATGACTCCGACAAGAAGATGATCAGTGGCATGGCAGTTGTATTCAAGCCGGTGGATCTCTTCTCATGAGTTCTAACTGGACAGGTCCATTCCTTCACGTCTATTCTCCTGCAAACCTCGCAACGAGAAAATCTGTTTTGGACAACGGAAGAAACGTAGATGAATTAAACCTCCAATCAACTGACGGGAAATTTGAAGGTGGAGGATTCGGCAGCGGCAAAGCATCTTCTACACTAATGAATCGCGACAATCACCCGCTTGTCGAGAAGGGTGATATCGCACTAACATTCTGTAGGCATCCCCTCTTCCTGAATGGAGGGGATGCTATCTGTGCCATTTTCATTATTGAAGATGAAAACTTTGTAGAAAGCGCAGATGGTTCAGGGACCGTTACTTGGACAGGCTCAGGCATATCCAAAGAACTACAACGAAAGGTTCTTCGACTTGATTACATCTGTAACAAGTATCCCGGCACAACACCGGGATGGACAGATACCTACATATATCTTGCAGCAGTTCATGAAGAAGCAGTAAATTTCTATAATGGCGGAATCATAGAAATAGCAGGCTATACAGCCGAGATTACATATTACACCGGCGCCGCAGAAAATAGAGTCTACGTCCAGGATTGGCAACCAGGCAATCCCGATTCTGGCGCAATAGAAGACTATGTTATATCGCACGGAAAAACAACCGAGGATATAACCCAAGCGATAGCATTTCCTCAAACAGATTGGACAGCAGATAGAGTAGGAACGCCGTATGGATCGTTTCATGAGGTCGCTGGCCGTAAATGTATTGATCTAGTTAATGACATCGTAACGAATACTGGATGGCAGTACGCAACAAACATCACAGACGAACCTCTTCGTATGCTCTTCTGGTTTGATACCAAAGCGGCGCCAGTTGATTCCACCATGTATCTCAGGACAATTGAAGAAGTTGGCCTTCCGATTTTCAAGAACAATATCCATTTCGCACCAATTGTTGATTGCCAAAGAAACACAACAATCAAAAGCGGAGTGACTCGTGTGCTCGCAGTCGGAGCAGATGGTCTTTCCTTCGTAGGCATAGACCCAGGCGATCTAACTATCCCTACCGGATTCACCTTATATGAAGCTGAATCAATGCTCGTTTATGACACGGCAGAGATCGGCATGTCCGTCCATCAGATAGTTGAGAACAACGAATCATTCGACTACATCAAAAAGCAAACAGATACGCCAGAAGCAAAACTAGCTGCACAGCAGCGATTGTTAAACGCGTGTGTTGATTATCTTCTTGGTAGGTCGGTCATAAATGACGACTACACAGCAAAATCAATAACATTAAGAAACGCGAGTATCGGACAATCGCTGAGCTTGAAATTCGCCAGATTAACAGGAGGAGAAGAAAGCTGGTCCGTTGACAAAGATTTATGGATCAGAAGTTTCGCCTGTAGTGCAGATGCTTCCAATGGTGTGCGCTTTGTTACATATGATCTTGGAGAGTTCTGGCACAAGGGTTCAGTAGATGGCAACACAGCTCTTGCCGATCGATTGAAACGAATGGGCGGTTCTTCAGGAGGAGTTGTTATCACAGGAGGAGGGACTGCCCCCCCCGCTACAGGAGATCATGGATTGCTCACTGGATTGTCGGATGACGATCATCCACAATATCTTCTTGCATCAGGAGCACGAGAATTAGCCGGCGATCTTGGAGTTGCAGCAGGTAAAACAATAGACGGTATTGATATAAGCGATCAAGCGGCAGATTACGTGAGCCATAAAGCTGATCCAGATGCACATCATGATCATTCGACAGGCGGCGGGATTGTTGATCATGGCGATCTTACCGGATTAGGAGATGACGATCACGGCCAGTATCTTTTAGTTAATGGTACAAGAGGACTCGCCGGTGATATGCTAGTTTCGTCAGGGAAAACAATTGACGGAGTAGACATCAGCGAATTTAAGTCAGATTTTAATTCACACGAAATAGATCCGGCTGCCCACCACGATCATGAGGATCTTGGCCTTAATCCTCTTGTAGCAGGGCCAGGAATCGACATATACACCTATTTTGATACAAACGCGGGTGTGTTCAAAGACCTTATTAAAATAAGCGATAGGATTATGATTCATGAACAGATCAGAATAGGCGATGGCGCGATTTTCGAGATGTGGGATATAGCTTCTCAAGCATTTCGTCAAATCAAGATCGCTATTAAGAACGGTCAACCATTCCTCGAATTTGCGCCACCTAACGATTGGTCTGGTTACAGCCTTATCCCAGATTTTACAATGGTAAAAGATGGCTGGGGTGAAGTTAATAGAGTTTCAGTTGACTCAACAGTAACATTTACTGACACGAGTTCTCCTACGGATGGCTGGACAATTATAGAATGGGAATGGGAAGTCTTTCTTATAGATGGTTATCTTCCAGTATTTTATAATGTGAACCCACTTGACTTACCATTTTATGTCGAAGGCCAATGGAGGATTTCTTTAAGGATTACACAAGAAGATATTGCAGGGAATCGCGAATTTAACAACATTACCAAATATTTAGAGGTGGTTTAAATGGCAACAGTTCATGTAGGTCCAGGGCAAGCATATGCAAGAATTAGCGATGGGGCAGTAGCCGCCGGCAATGGTGGAACAGTCATTGTTCACCAGGCTGATTATTTCGAGCAAGTCGTAATTAGAACTCCAAACGTTACGATTATAGCTAATTCTGGAGATACTCCAGTTGTTACTGGGAGACTTCCCTTTTCTCGCAGGGATAATCCGACAAGTGGTGTTTTGCCAGGAGGTGAATGGCGTCCTTGGGTTTCAATTGGTAATAACGGTGGCGCTTCGTTCAAATGGACCGCGTTAGTTCTGTTAGCCGCAGATGGGATTACTTGGGATGGAATTAATTCCTCCGAAAGTACGGGCCGCGGTATTCAGTTAGGGGATGGGAGAAAAGACGGAAATGGTAATTATTATCGTTATCCTGGGATTGAAATAAAGAACACAGAAATTGCCTACCATCGAGGATCGGGATTTGTTTTTTATCATACCGATGATGTCAAACTCACTAATTGCACGTTGCATCATTGCGTCAATTTCTATCTTGGTGATGAAACAAGTCATGGCACGAATCACCCCGGCTGCATCAACTTTGTTGGGGTTAAAGATCCAATCATTACCGATTGTACATTTTACTACAATGGTGGAGAAAGTTTTTGTTTCGATTCGAATAATCATGCAAGCACCGGGCTTATCGTTCGCGGCACTACCCTTTCTGATGGAAAAGAAGTTATTACATATCTTCACGCTTCAGAGGATATCTTTTATGAAAATTGCGTATTTTACGGTTCAGTAGACAGGGATGCTTGGGGAGGCGCTGAGCAAAAGGGGTTTAGAGGTTTCAAGGGAGTTCCTATAGAATTGGAAAGTTATAATAGGGCTAATCAAAACCCGACTTTTTGTGGAGTTCAAAATGTCGAAATTAGGAACTCATTATTTGTTGACATGGGTTCTAATATGAAGTTTGGTTCTGCTGCTAATATCCCGTGTACTACATATTACCGCAACTGGTTGATCACTGGCTGTACATTTGTTCAAACCCAATCGAAGGCTCAATTAGCTATAGAATCAAGCGCAATTGATGAAGCATCAAATATCGTCTTTGAGGGGAATTTGTTTTATGTCACAGATCCGAGTTATGGCAACATAGGAATTTGGCCTTCCGGTTTTACATTTAAGAACAATATATGGAATTATAATCCTGGCAATCGTTTTTTGCAGGGGTCGAATGATATCTATAACGCTGATGTGAAGATGAATAATCCCACGGCTGTCATTCATAGGAATGGCATCAACGTCAACAACTACAAGGTTCTTTCTGGTAGTGCTGCAATTAACGAATGGGCTAGTCCTATTTCAAATGACTATTTTGGAAACCTGCGAACTATCCCTTCTGACTATGGATTTCATGACCTAGAAGCAACTGGCGACGATGGCGGAGATAATGTTCCATATGCGTCATTCACTCTATCAGAAAACAATGTTGAGCTAGGAACAGAGGTAACAGCAATTGACACCTCGATCCCATCTAGCGGGGCGACAATTGTAGAAACAGCCTGGTTATTAACCCTGCCGGGAACTGATATTCAATTAATTTCGCTGTCTCCATCTTTTGTTTTCGGCCTTAATATAGTTGGTAATTACACATTGCAACTGACGGTAGTACAGGATAACGATGGGGAATCAACAATATCAAAGGGTATTACTGTTTACGAGGAAGATGGCGAAGATCCTCCACCACCACCGCCAGATCCGCCACCATGTAACTTAGGGACATGGCAACAAGCAGTAAACAACGGTTCACCCAAATTTTCAGTTGTGGACAATGTTTATTCTATTGAGAACGATCCAGGCGATCAGGGAATGTTCTTATCTTGGTGGAACACGGTCGTCACCGCTGCGGAAGAATTCACCCTGTCCGCTGAATTTTTCGTGGAAATGGAAGCTGGTAATTATGCTACCATGTTTGCGCTTTTCTACGATTCTGGAAATTCGTTATTGGGGAACGTTGCTTCAGTCTCGATTCAACCAAACTCTGATTTTACTTTAGTCGAGTTGGCTGCAATTGCACCGACTAACGCAGTTAAGTTGCGTATGGATATACGAGCCTGGAATGGGGCCGGTAAACTTTCGTTTAAAGAACCTTGTGTAGTAGAAGATACCACTCTTCCAGACGATCCTCCGCAAGCTGTCATAGAGGCAACTTCAGGCGGTCAACCTCTTTTGGCCGATGGCGTTGTTCCATTAAATGAAACTATCTATTTTGAGGGAGTTAATTCAATAGATGCAGTCGAGTATAAATGGCAATTATATAAACAGATTGGCAGAAAATATGAGCTTTGGAGAGATCCAGTTTATCTATCGGCGATTGCTCACAATATGGATGATGCTGGTGCATTTGTTATGCGTTTGACCGTCACATCAGCCGAAGGGCTTACAAATTATGAGAACCTATTCTTTAAGATTCTAGACCCAATTGATGCACTTGAAGTTTGGTTTACCGTTAATCAAGTATTGACAAGTGGTATTCCAGCGGACGATACTGTTACTGGAAACTCTCCCTTAACAGTACAATTTGAGGCATATTACGAATCCGATGGCCTTGCGCTTATAGGGCATGTATGGGAATTGCTTGATGACCAAAGAGAAACAATCGACACTATTGCATCAAAAGAAGATCCAATAATTATTACGTTCCCATATGTAAACTTGGGCTGGACGGAAGAGATAACGATTGACTATGGTATGAGGCTAACTAGTACCTTTGAGGGGTATCTTTCAAAAAGTCATGTGCAATATCTCGTGGTGTCGGTCACGGTAACTCCAATTAATCAAATTGGACCTGCTATTCCAGCAACCATTTCTCCCATAACTGG